GGCCCATTGTGGAGCCGGGGGGCGGGTTGGATGAGAACTGGCACCACGACCTTGTGTGCGAGGAGGTGCAGGACTTCCTCGAGGGCAAGGTCCGTGCGCTCGTGATCAACATGCCGCCCGGCTACATGAAGTCCCTGATCGTGTCCGTGATGGCCCCCGCCTATGCCTTCCTGCGTGACCCGGCAGACCGTGCGATGTTCGTGAGTGGGTCAGGGGACGCCAACAAGCGGGACTCCCGCAAGTGCCGCGACATCCTGATGGACGACGGCTACCAGGAGTTGGCACAGCAGGCGGCAGAGTTGGAGGGTCGCAAGAAGTGGGGACTCAAGAGCGACCAGCAAGAAAAGCTGGACTACTCAACCACGGAGCAGGGACACCGCAAGGCGCGTCCGCTGGGTGGCAAGATCACCTCCATGCGTGGACGGTGGTGGTGCGTGGATGACCCACACGACGTAGCAGACGCCACCATCGGTAGCCCTGAGCAGATCGCCAAGCGCATGGAGGAGGCTGGGGACCGCATCTTCAAGGTGCTGACCTCTCGCCTCAACTCGCAGAAGAAGGGCGGGCGCATGCTGATGATGCAGCGCGTCCACGTCAACGACGCTGCGGGGCAGTTCATCCGGCGTGTACCTGGCTGCCGCGTTGTCTGTCTTCCGGTTGAGTACGACCCGGACCATCCCAACGCGCACCCAAAGGACCCGCGCACCAAGGCGGGGGAGTTGCTGTTCCCGGAGCGCGAAGGACCGGAAGAGTTGGCGGTGCTTCGTGAGGCGTTGGGAGAGGAGCAGTACGCTGCGCAGTACAACCAGGCGCCGTACTCCACAGAGGGCGGGCTGTTTCGCAAGTCGCACTTCTCCAAGTTGTATAGCGGGCGGCCACGCCGGGAGTTGGGTTCGCTCATCGCTATGACTTGTGACCTTTCTTTCAAGGGTGGGAAGTCAAACGACTATGTGGCCCTCGGCGTGGTCGCCTTGGATGGGGTCAAGAGACGCCCTCTCGACGTGGTGATGGAGCATGTAGACTTCTACGACTGCCTTGGTTTGATGAGGGAACTTGAAAAGCAGTGGAGGCCGGATCTGATCTTGGTTGAGGACAAGGCCAACGGACCTGCAACAGTTTCAACACTTCAGCGAGAACTGCACGGTGTCGTCGCATTCAACCCGGACAAGTACGGCAGCAAGTACGCCAGGGCTCAGATCCTCAAGCTTGCGATGGCCGGTGGCCAGTGGGAGTTCCCTGATGACTTCTTGGCGCCATGGCTTGCAGTCCCACGCGGGCAATGCCTCGGGTTTCCGCATACCAAGTTTGACGATGGCGTTGATATGTGGTCGCAGTTGGAAATCTATGCTCGCGAAGAGTTGGGGGATACCGAGATGGCTTTCGGTTAGGCGCGCCTCGGTGGATAGGTGGGGGCTATGCAGATCACCCCCTTTGGCACTGGCTACGGCGCAACCATGCTGCGTGCGCTCATGCAGCCCGCTACCGTCGAGCAGTTCGACGCTGGCGTGGACTACGCTATGGGTGGGACGGTTAGCCCTGGGTACGAGCCGAACAACGCCCTAAGCGCCTATGCGGCCTTCCCATGGGTGCGGGCCTGCGTTGATGCCATCTCCGAGGACTTGGCGGGCCTGCCTCGCATGGTTGTGGTGGGTGAGGGTGAGGACGCGCAGGAGATCACGGATCACCCCGTGCTTGACCTGCTGGAGAACCCGTCAGCGTTGGCGGGTGGCGTCAACGGGGAGCAGTTGTTTCAGCAGCGGGTGATGGACTGGCTGTTGACCGGCAACGCCTACCGGATGATCACCATGCTGCCGGGCTCTGACCCGGTGGGCCTGGTTCGGATGCACCCGGCACGGACGGAGATCAGGCCAGCGGCATGGGGTGGCGTGCAAGAGTACGTCTTTGGTGACCGGCTGGGGCAGGTACCGCCCGAGCAAGTGCTGCATGACCGTCTCAAGACGTGGGACGAGGGGCCGCGCACGCTGTACGGTACGGGACTCATCCGCACGCTGAACGACGACCTGACCGCCGACCACAACGCCGCCAAGATGGCAAGCCGGGCAAGCGCCAACGGGAGGCCAACCGGGCTGATCTCGCCGAAGGACGGCAAAGGTCAGGCGGGCTGGACGGTTGACTTCATCCGGCGCCTTCGCTCCAAGTTCGTGGAGTCGATGCGCGATGGCTCCGGGGTGCTGTTCATCGGCGGGGAGCTCTCCTACACCTCGCTCGGGTGGTCGCCGCGTGACATGGAGTTCAAGGACCAGCGCGAGCTGAGCCGCCACGCCACGCTCGCCGCGTTCGGGGTGCCGCCTACCCGCGTGGGCTTGCAGAGCGCCAACTACGCCACAGCGCAGATGGAGAGCCAGCACTACTGGACCACGCTTGTGGCCAAGGCTCGCCAGCTTGACGCTGTGGACACCCGGCTGGCCCGCATGTTCCGTCACCCCCAGCAGGCCCGCGTCCGTGTGGTGACTGACTTCTCGGGTGTGATGGCGTTGCAGGAGTCGCGCAATGAGCGTGTCCAGCGTGTCCAATCCCTGCACGTTATCGGGGTGCCGCTTGCGGTGGCGCTGGAGGCTGAGGGCTTTGGCGACCTGGCAGCGCTGCTACCGGCTGAGGCGGTGGCCCAAGAGCCAGTGCAGGAAGTCCAGGCGACCGGCACGGACGGGGCGCGCATCTTCGTGCTCGCAGGTGGCAAGGGCTTGGACCTGTTCAGCCGTGAGCAGGAGACCGAGGAGACCCGCGCTGCGGACTGGCGGTCGTACATCGCCAAGCAGCACGGGCCAGCCGAGAAGGCGATGATCGAGGCCGTGGCGCCCGCGTTGAAGTCCGTGGGACAAGCCATCGCCAAGAAGGCTGAAGCGCTGCTGGAGACCACCGAGAAGTCCTATACCGAGGACGAGGTGGGGGACCTGCTGGATCTGGCCGCCGAGTTGGCGGGCATGGGTGACCCGGACGTGACTGCCGCTGTACGGCGGGCGCTCGAGACCGGCTTTGCTAAGGCGCTCGCCGAGACGGGGCTGGAACTCGGCTGGAATGCGTCGGCAACCACGGACATCTTGGTGGGTCAGATGATCACCAACATGCTCCCGCTGACCAAGTACCGCGTGCGCCAAGCCATCAACAAGGCGCTGGAGGAGGGCACATCGCCCAAGGTACTCCGCGAGACGCTGGAGGCTGACTATGCCTTCTCGCCTGCGCGGGCCGCCACGGTGGCTCGCACCGAGACTACCGGCGCCGTAGAACGTGGACAGTCCGAGGCATACGACGCAGCCAAAGAGGCGGGCCTTGAGTTCCGGCTGGAGTGGTTGACCGCCCGTGACGGTGAGGTCAGGGACAGCCACATACCCATGGATGGAAAGCTCGCCGACGCTGAGGGCCTGTTCACCAGTGGCGCTGGCAACCAGACCACCGCGCCCGGAGCCTTCAGGGTCCCTGAGGAAGACATCAACTGCCGCTGCACCCGCCGCGCACGCTTTGAGGACGACGAATGAGCATCTTCGTAAAGACCACCGCCCCCACTGAGGACTGCCCCGACGGCTCGGGCTGGGGCCTGTTCTCCGTGTCCACCACCAAGGCTGACGACGGGCTCACCATGGTGCTCGCCTCGGAGCCGGTCGAGGATCGGATGGGGGACGTTGTGGCGCCTCCCTGGCAGCTTGGCAACTTCCGGTCCAACCCGGTCATCCTGTGGGGGCACAACGGCTACCAGCCGCCTGTTGGACGCGCCGAGAAGATCAAGATGGAGGGCGGCAAGCTCACGCTCGGGATCAAGTGGGACGACAACCCCGTGAACCCAACCGGGCAACTGGTCGCGCACCAGTTCGACCGGGGCTTCTTGAACGCCGTCTCGGTGGGTTTCCGCTCCCTCAAGATCACGCACCGGTCCAAGTTGCCCGAAGACAGCGAGCACGCCGGAGAGCGGGGCTACCTGCTACAGCGCAATGAGCTACTGGAGACAAGCGCCGTCAGCATCCCCGCCTTGCAGACCGCCCTTGCCATGCGTGAGGACGGAGGCCCGGCCACCTTCCGGCAGGCGGTGGACTGGTTCGTGCGCGGCGCTGGCGTTGTCCCGGTCGAGGAGATCGCCGAGGCTACCCATGAGACGGCCCCCGAGCTGGTGGATGCCATCGTGGCACACCTGCGGGCCAACCCAGACGCAGCGGGCCACCTCGCAGCGGTGCTGGGCGTTGAGACCATGCGCGAGCACATCGCCCGCGTTGAGGCTGGCGCGTTGAGCGCTGAGGACCTGGACCAAGCTGTTGCTCGCACCCTGCGCGCACAGAAGCACGCAGGCGCGGCCATCTTTGGCGCGGGCTCGTGACTACAACCCTGTAGACGGGCGCAGCCCACAACCCTGGAGTAACCATGCCTGACGGCACGAACTTTGACCGCAGCGGCGCTCCCGCCGTCGATACCACCACCCCTGAGCAGGCACACAAGACCCTGCTGGAGATCGCTGAGTACGCCAAGCGCGCACACGAAGGCGGTGAGAACTTGGACGCAGCCTTTGACAAGGTGAGCGCCGATCTGGGCACCGTGCAGAAGCAGCTCGCCGAGCTCGCCACCGCACGCAGCGCCCCCGCCGAGGACATGACCCTGCGCGAGTTCGTGGTCACCAAGGGCTTCAAGTCCGACCGTGGCAACGTCGCCGAGGGCGTGATGCTTCGCGGCGCCATCGACGAGAGCACCGGCGTGTACCGCAAGGGCCTGCTGGATCAGACCTCCACCGTGTCCAACGAGTGGGCCAACGACCTCCGCAAGGCCGTGGGCGACATGAACATCGTGATCAAGGCCAAGGGCGTGCGCGGCGCACCCAAGAGCCGGGCTCGCGTCTCTCAGTTGCTGGATCAGGCGCCCGCCTCGATCAAGAGCAGCCCCGAGATCCAGCAGATGAAGGCGTTCGTGGACAGCACCGGCTCTGGTGGTGACTGGATCATCGACCTCGGCATTGCTGACCTCATCGACCAGAACCCACTGATCCGCAGCGGCCTTGCCGACGCGATCCGGGTCCACTCCATGCGCGCCAAGGAGGAGATCGTTCCGGCGATGACCACCGGCCTGCGCCCCTACAAGTACGGACCCAACACCAGCGACAACCCCGCCGCCTTCACCTCCAGCTCCATCGTGACGGCTGACCGCCGCCGCACCGTGGCTGGCATGGCAGTGCTGGCCAAGCTGGACCGTGACGCCGAGGAGGACGCCATCATCGACGGCGCTGGGACTCTCCGCCGTGAGATCTCCTTGGCCCTGCGCGACGGTCGCGAGGACGCCATCATCAACGGCGACACCGCTGGAACTCAGGACGCCATCGCCTCCTGGAACATTGCCAACCGCTGGGGCTCCGCTGGCCTCGGTGGAGCAAGCGACCACCGCCGCGCATACGACGGCTTGCGCAAGTACGCGCTCAACACCACCAGCGGCGGCTTGGCTGCCTCGGTGGACCTGAACGCTACCCAGACCTGGGACGGCATCATCAACAGCTTCGCCCGGTTCACCGGTACGGGTGGCAACATCGCCAACACCGGCATGGTGGCGAACAAGAAGCTGCTGTTCAAGCTGTTCATGACCTTCTCGGAGTTCAAGCAGGCGTACATCCTCGGCACCGCTGGCACCGCCAACCGCGCCGAGCTGATGAGCTTCTCCGGCTTCCGCCTGTTCCTCTCGGACTTTGTGGGCACCGACATGAACGCCAGCGGCGTCTACGACGGAGCCACGACCACCAAGACCGGAATCGTGGTGGTCAACTTCGACCGCTGGGAGATGAACCAGCGCCTGGGAACCGTGGTCGAGATGGACACGGACATCACCCGGAACCAGAACCTCATGGTGGCCCGCCTCCGTGAGAGCCTGTGGAGCATGGAGGCAGCCGCATCCGGTGCTCAGAACCTGGACGCACTCTACCTCTACAACTTCACCTCCTGAGCCCTGGAGCACATCATGATCAACGCAGCTTTTCCGGTTGTCGCCCCCCTCGCAGGGAGTGGCACCACCACCGCCGACTACATCGTGGGCAACCCCCTCGACGTGGGATTGGCGCTCGACTCCCTCGTCTTCATCGACGACGCCGGGATCACGGCCAACGACACCAACTATGCCACCATCTCGGTGGAGTTGGATGGCGTCGAGGTCGCGACCATCAGCACCACCACCACGGACTCGGGCAACATCGCCGCTGATACCCCCAAGGTGATCTCGGTGAGCAATGCCAACCTGCTCGCAGCCGCAGCCGGTGGGAAGATCAACTTCAAGCTGGCCAAGGTCGGCTCGGGTGTGACCGTCGCTGGCCGCGTCCTCGCTGTCTTCCGCCCCCACGCCTGAGAGTAGCCAATGGCCAAGCGCATCACCCTGAACCACTGGCCCCACAACGGGGGGCTGTACTCAAGTGCAGATCTCTCCGTCCGCGTGGGGGATGTGGTCGAGGTCCCCGACGAAGCAGCAGCACGGCTCACCCTGAGCTTTGGCGGTTGCTTCTCCGTGGTCCCCTCGGGCCGAATGGCAACGGGTGATGCGCTCCGCGCCGCTGGCATCTCGGACAAGGTGATCGGAGCCCTGGAGTTGGCGGGCATGGTGGGAGACTACCTGCTCGCTGCTGACGAGGACGCCCTGCGGAGCGTCAAGGGCATCGGCAAGGCCAGCGCGGGCAAGGTGCTGGAGGCTTTGGCCCCGCGCCGGGGTGGAGGCAGTGACAACCAAGCGGCCCGGTGCTCCTCTGGGGTGTCGGGCCGTTTGTGCGTAGGAGGCGGCGGTGGCAGTCATGACGACAGCGAGGGCTAAGCAGCTCGCATGGCCGGAACTGAGCGGCAGCAGCCAGGACACCCTGATCGGCGGCTATGTGGATGCAGCCGAGTCCACGATCGCGGCCTATCTGGGATTCCCGCCGTACC